TGATTTTTGTAATCAAAACAGAATGTCGATTGCCTTAGTCAGACCGGAAAAAAATCAGATTTGGGGTGTTGTTAAACCTAATGACAGGCAAAGAAATGACAGGCCTGAAGATGGTGAACAAGAATGGCTGCCAACTCAAGAGCAAGCACCTTTTATTTATCAAATTGGATGGCAAAGCATCCAAGGAAAGAATCACACTCAAAGTGTTGTTTCTTTTGAATTCCATGAAGCACAAAGAAAATTTGAAGCCACACCTTACGCCTTACTTGACAACGCCAAAATATCTAGCAAGGACTATCAAAAATGGTTTTTGTTAGGCAACCAGAACAACAAAAGAAACTCATTTCTTATTGTTCATGTTCACCGATTTTTAGAGCATGACCAGGGTTTTATGCTGCCCTGTTGCGACATCCTAAGTGGCAATCCTGCCGGATGGCCCTATTTCGTGACAGGGGGAAGAAATGTGAAGAATGTGGGACCACAGATGGACCTATTCAAATCCACCACACTTTTTACAGAATCGGCTTAAATCCTTGGGAGTATCCCAAAAACAGCCTCATTGTTTTGTGCAGAAAATGTCACCAGAAACAACACTTGAACACCATCCCATCGCTAACATTTGGCCTATGATGGGAGAAGAACAATATAAAGAATTAAAGTCTGATATTGAGCAGAATGGATGTATTAACAAGATTTGGTTGTATGAGGGAAAAATATTAGATGGGCGCAACCGCTACAAGGCCTGTCAAGAATTAAATCAGCACGTTTCGTTCCTAGAATATAAAGGTGATGAGCCAGTGCAGTTTGCGATTTCTCTAAACATGCAAAGGAGGCATTTAACTTCAGCACAAAAAGCGGCACTTGCTGTCAAAATTGAACCAATGTTTGCCGCTGAAGCAAAGAAACGACAACAAGCATCTGGAGGGAACCATAGCAAAAAAGTAGACAAAGCGGTTAATCAAAAAATTGATCAACCGGCTAACAACGAACCAAAGAAACGAAAAGAGCAAGCACTGCAACAAGCGGCAAAAGCCTTAAATACTAATCATGAATATGTTAGCAAAGCCAAGAAAATAGAAAAAAAATCACCTGAGACTTTTGAGTTATTATTAGAAGGCAAAGTTTCCATGAAGGATGCTTTGAGAGAAGTACAAAAAAAGCCGGATGAAGATTGGACAGAAGATGAAAAACAAAGAAAGGCAGATGTGGAATCTGGGATGACGGTTTTAGCAAATCAAGAACGAGATAAAAACCTTTTGCAATGGGCTGAAAAGAATAAATGCCTTGTTCGTATTGACAGAGGCTCAAAGTGGGGCAATCCGTTTTTGATTGGGGATGACGGAGACAGAGATGAAGTTTGTGAAAAGTTTGATAAATTTTATTTCCCAAACAAAAACAAGCTTTTGCAAGAGATTGAAAAATTAAAAGGCAAGGTACTTTCTTGTCATTGCTATCCCGAAAGATGTCATGGATTGACACTAATTTCTGAACTTAAAAAGGAACTATGAACAACGACAACCTTTTAGTCCAAGTCGCTCAACAATGCGCTATTGAGCCAGCAGAACTGCAAGAAGTTCTAATGAAGACGGTGATGCCTAACAACTCAAAACCTGAGAATGTTACGGCTTTCCTCGCAGTAGCGAAGCAACACAACCTGAATCCATTGACGAGAGAAATCTACGCATTTCCAGCAAAATCCGGTGGCATCAGCGTTGTGATGAGTGTGGATGGTTGGAACAAGATTATGAATCAGCATCCGCAGTTTGACGGAATCGAATTCAATCATTCAACGGATGAAAAAGGCCAAGTCATCAGCGTCACCGCAACGATTTACCGGAAAGACCGTCAGCGACCAACCGTGGTGACTGAGTTCTTGAGCGAGTGCAACACAGGAAGCCAACCTTGGAAACAATACCCCAGCCGAATGCTTCGCCATGCTGCAATGAAGCAAGCGATACGATTAGCCTTTGGCCTATCGGGAATCACGCCAGAACCGGACGCACAGGAAGAAGAACCACCAGCACCAAAAGTCATCAATCCTGAAGGCTCACAAGCCTTCTTTTTGCTGAAAGAACAGTTTGAGTCCTGCCAAACTCAAGAGGCACTTGAAGAGGCAAACAGTCTGGCGAATGCCTATGCCAAACGAGGTGACTTGAAAAATGGCGAGGTAGACCGATTGAAGTTGATACAGAAGCAGGTTGAGCAGGAAATTGCTCAGACGATGGCAACCGCAACTGAAGCCGCATAGGTCAAGATGGCTGGCAATCACTACGTTGTTCTAAATTACAAACTGCTCAAGGCTTGTCCAGACCCAGCGATTGCGGTTGTACTGGCAGAACTTGCGAAGTGGGATGAGTTTTACCGCAAAGACCACCCGAACCGTTTGGAGTGGCTGCCTGTCGAATTTCAGAACCAACCTGGCTGGTTTTACAAGACTGAAGTCGAATGGGAAGAAATCGGAATCACGGCAAGAGTGCTTCGCAGAGCAAAGACTTTTTTGAAGGAAAAAGGCATTCTTTCAGAGCAAATGAAAGGCTCACCTCCAAAGCTATGGTTTCGGCTGAATTCAGAAGCCTTGGAAGCCTTTCTTGCCCAACCATTACAATCGGTAAGGGTTACGAATCGTAAGGGTTACGAATCGTCACCTCCAAGGGTTACGAATCGTAAGGGTTCTAATAATAAGGAATCATTAAAAACAATCACTATAGACAATCCCCCTATATCCCCCCCAAAAGAATCACCGTCTGATTTCAAGATTTGGTGGAAGAGTTGGCTGGCTGCAATCAAGACCTTGCCCACTGAGAAACCAGCCGCTTCTGGCACACCGGACAAAGCCGAGCGCAACTTCAATGCGGTTCGCAAAAAGTTCAACTTGGAGGAAATTCAGAAATCGACAGAGAACTATCTCGAAGAATGCCGATTGGACAGGTTCGGAACAAACCATTGCAGACCCAACCAGCATGCCGCAACTTTTCTGAAAATTTCAAACATTGAGCATTATCTTGCTTGGGAAGCACCAAGCCGAGCCTCACCAAGCAACCAGCCTGACGAATGGGATTTGATTGAACAACAACTTCAAGGAGACAGTCAATGCAGTCCGTTGAGCTACTACGCAAACTAAGCGCAATTTACAAAACCAAGCCAAGCCAAGAACTCGCACAAGCTTGGCAGATTGGTCTGGATGATCTGAGTGAAGAGCAAATCGAAGAAGGTTATAACCGGATGGTCAAAGAGTTTAAGAGTGACTTCTTGCCAACCGTTGCCGTTTTTCGCAGCTACGCACAACGCAACACCAGCAACCGAACCCAAGCTTGTAAGACACCTGACGAGTGGCTTATCAAGGAAGCAGAACTCAAAGCGACAGGCAAACGCTTGGACCCATGCGGAGGCCAGAAGTTCTTTCAGGCGATTGGTCGCGCACCTTTTGGCTTCTGGCTAGATGAAGATTCAATCGTACGTTGGACAAAGACAGACGAGACACCTGTGAAAGTGGACAAACCGAGCAAAACCGATTCACCAAGCCAATACTTTGCGAAGTTAGTCAGGACGGTTGCTGCTTGATTACGTTTCATGTTTCACCTGTTCCGAAACCACGCCAAAGCCGCTCTGATAAGTGGCGAGTCAGGCCGGAGGTTTTGCGCTATCGGCTTTTCTGCGACACCTTACGGCTTCAAGCTCACACGCAAAAGTTTCACCTTCCAGACAGCTTTGCCGTTGAATTCATTTTGCCCATGCCGAAAAGCTGGAGCCTAAAGAAAAAGAAAGCAATGAACGGCAAACCTCATAGACAAACCGCTGACATTGACAATCTCTTGAAGGCACTGATTGACGCCTTACTCAGTGAAGACAAGCAAGTCTGGGACGTTCACGCTTCAAAGCGCTGGGGAGAAACCGGACTGATTCGGATTTATTCACCAACAGAATTTGATTGGGCTGATTAAATGATTCTTTCATACCAAACTTTGAATGGACTCAAAGAGTTGGGGCATTTGCCACGATTCGCCCAGGTTGGACCTTGCTCTGTTGATTTGCACTTGGGCAACACCTTTGCCCAATTAGGCGTCAAGCAGAAGTTTCTGTTCTTGGATTCAGAATCCGTTTACCAGCACGTTCAGACTGAAGACTTTTTACTCGAACCTTCGAAGTTTGTTCTGGCAAGCACTCAGGAAAAAATTAGCGTCCCAAATCACTTAGCGGCTTTTGTGGCTGGCAGAAGTTCAGTCGGAAGGTTGGGTTTGCAGATTCAAAATGCCGGATTCATCGATTCCGGCTTTCAAGGCCAGATTACGCTCGAACTGTACAACCAGAGCGAAAAGCCAATCCTGTTGAAAGCAGGCGTTCGGATTTGCCAAATTGTTTTTTTCCAGTTGGATGAACCAACCGCTAAACCGTATGCAGGAAAGTATCAACAACAGGAAGGCGCGACAGGAAGCCGATTGTACAAGGATTTTGAGGCGTGACGATTAGCAATCTTTGGCGAACCAAACTGAGGAGTCGCCACAGCGAGTGCTGCCAAACCACGCGAAGGAAGCTTGCTTTATCAAAAGCGATAGAGACGTTTTACGGACGCACGTCTTAAGCTGCGCCTCATGAATGAAAAGATTTTCGACGAAGTGGAACGGTTACGTTTTTACGATCCTGACCTGTACGTCTGGTTTGAAGAACGAGCGGCAATCATGCAATTCGATGGTGGATTATCGAGAGAGGAAGCAGAACGTGAAGCTTTACACCTTGCTCGACAGAAGAAAGCCTCTGAGCGAACGCTTAGAAGAGAGGCTTGAGAAACTGAAACAAAAACCGTCCATGCGTTTTTGCGAATCCTGCCAGACGCACAAACCCAACACCAAGGTTTTCTTCAATGATTTCAAGGCTTGTAAACTTTGCCAAAGGATAAGCCATGCCGCTAAAAGGAGACACCGGACTAAAGATTCCGCGCCAGTATCTGCGTCAAGTCGCTAAGAAAATGCCGGATGCTGTAGGCAAGGCAGTACGCGACACTTTGTTTGACGTTCGCTTTGCACTCTACGAAGAAATGGAAGACGTCTTTGACCGTCCCACACCGTTTATCGTGCCAAAGAACAAGAAGAAGCCTGGCAGACGAGGCAGCTTGTTTGTTGAGTATTCTATCAAAGACCAGAACGGCAGAGTGTACGCTAAAGACCTCAAAGGTGTGGTTGGCAGTTCGCTAACGGCAGAAGAAATCCTGTTGCCGCATATCACCGGACAGGACCGAGAACACAAGCGATTCGAGAAAGCACTCTACCGGATTGGCGCATTGCCCAAAAATTGGTATGCGGTCCCATCCGAAGAAGCACGGCTCGACAAATACGGCAACCTGACCAGAGGATCTATCACGCAAATGCTCAGTTATCTGCAAGCGAATCCTGACGCCATGCAGAACACCACAGCCAAGAGCATGGCTAAGAAAAAAACGAAGTATAGCTATTTCGTGGTGCGAGACAGAAGCGGCAGACCTTACGGCATCAAGAAGCGAACGAGCAAAAATGTGGCTAAGTGGTTTGTGATTTTTGTTTCTGGCTCAGATTACGAGGCCGAGCGGCTTGACTTCGAGTATGTTGGCGAACTCGCCATTAAACGGCACTGGCCCAAAAACTTTGCCTACTGGCGCAAACAGATTATGGATTCAAAGCAGCGAAAGGTGGCGGCTTAATGGATATTGTCTGCATTCTTTTTAATGGCAAAGAAAAGCACTTGCCGAGTTATTCAGCGAATGCTGGCTACTCTGCTGAATGGGTGGACAAGCTGGCGCGAGCGATTAAGCGCAATACGACAAAGAGCCACAAGCTGATATGCCTGACGGACAGAGAATACACCTTCAACGAAACCGTCACACAAGTTGCGCTCGACTGCGAGGATCTGGGCTGGGCTTGTGTCATGGAAGCTTTTCGACCAGGACTAGGCAAAGGCCGCAGGTTTATCATTGGGCTGGATACGCTCATCACCAACAACATTGACGAGCTGCTGAACTGGCGAGGTGAATGTGGGCTACTGACAGACCCATTTGAACCTCACACCATCTGCAACGGGATCGGGCTATTCAGTGCTGCTGAAGTCAAAAGAATCTGGAATCTTTGGCAACACCGAGCAGAAAGTGGAATCAATTACACCTACAAGAACCTACCGAGTGAAATGGCTTTTCTTCGTGCGGTTTGCTCGAACGCTACACGGCTCGACCAAGTCTTTGAGCATCAGATTCAATCTTACAAAGTTCACTGGACAAATCAGCCGGAGCATAGAAACAAAGCAAAGGTTGTTTACTTTCACGGCAACCCCAAACCACCAAACATCGAACCCGAACTGATGGCGCACTGGCTATGAAAATCCATCCAACCGTTGTCGTTGAAGGTGACGTTACCTTTGGAAAAGACGTAAATGTTGGGCCGAATGTCTGCCTCTATGGTCCGTTAGACATAGGCGCGAACTGCGAAATCTACCCAGGCGCAGTCATTGGTTCAGATCCGCAGCACCGCAGCAGACGCAAGTTGATGGGCGTCAAGATCGGCAAAGGCTCAGTCATTCGAGAGTTCGTAACGGTTCACGCTGGGATTGCGAGGCAAACTGTAGTGGGTGACTTTGCTTACTTGATGGCTGGCAGTCACGTTGCTCATGATTGTTTTCTAGAAGAGAACGTCACGCTTGCCAACTCTGCTTTACTGGCTGGACATTGTCACGTTATGCGGAACGCAAACCTTGGCTTAAACGTCAGCGTTCACCAATACAGTGTGATCGGCTCATACACCATGCTGGGGATGGGTACGGTTGTTCACTCTCGCAGTCGGATTGAGCCTGGTGTTGTTTATATTGGCAACCCAAGCAAACCGCTCCGAATGAACCACTTGTCGATGAACCGCAGCCACGTTGAGATTCAGGAACTCGAAGACGAGCGGAAACGCTTTGAAACCTTGCGAAAGCAGATGAGGTAATGGCGGACATTTATGACCAGGAGTACGTCAACCGGAAGCTTGCAGAAGTAATTCACTGCAAGACTTGTGAGCAGTTGATGACACCTGAATTTCAACAGTGGTCTTGGCAACACTTACGAAATGGTGACAGAAGATGGACCAGAAGAGGCGCACTCTGCAAGCCTTGCTTAAGTGAGAAATCTTTACGAAGGCAAACAAAAGATTCTCAAAAATATAAAAAGATTAAGCAGAGAATGCGTGAGCGCAAACGTATTTTTCAAGAAGTTCATCCAGAAAAATTCAAGAACGACAGACTACAAAGAAAAGCAAAAAGAGCAGCCAGACAACTAAAACAGTCTGATGGCTCAGTAACACAAAAGGAATGCTATCGAATTCTAAACAGTCGAAATGATTGTTTGTATTGTGGATCAATATTAGACAAAGAAAACAGAAGCCTTGACCACTTGGAGCCATTGAGCAAAGGCGGATTGCACAGCACAGCAAACCTTGTGGTCTGTTGTCGCTCTTGCAATATCAAGAAAAAAGACGCCACTTTTGATAGTTGGGTAAAGAGGTTGCCAGCTTCGAGGTCTAAACTTGCAAAAAGAGTCTATAACAAGCAAATCGGAAATAACAAACAATTACAGTTGTTTATAGGTTCTTTTGGCTAATTCTGCCAAGGGTATTTCACTTGGCAGAATTAGCCAAAAGAACCTATAAA